TTGCCCTAAAGTAAGCGTTACCAATATTTATAACGGCATTTTCATCTGTAATCTGCTTTCCTGTCTTCTTGGTTCTTTCGGACACAATCTCTCCAGTACCATCACATACTGGGCAATCAGATTCATGTTCGTGTGTATGTCCGTGAATGTCCATATTCTCCCAAGTAACATAGCCACTTCCGTTGCAATCTTCACATTCAACTGCATCTTGAATGACAATTTCTTCATCAATTTTCGGACACTCACCCAATGCTTGATTTACAGCCTCTAAAGTGATTTGCTTATTGCAAGGGCTCTCTAACTTTGGAAAACCTAACTTCTTTTTGGGATATTCATTAGTAAGAGCTTTTGGATTTATCCGAATAAGGACAACTCCATCAGAACTCCAAACCTCATTGTAGTTCGTGTTGAAAAAAGGTTCAGTAAGTATCTCTTTTATGTGGGTTTTATCACAGAACTTATCTAACAGTTCCGCTTCATTCTTTATTTTCATAATTCATTTACTTTTAATCAACTAATTCAAAACTATATGCTACCACCCACGGATTACTCTCCCATGTACCTTTACCACTGATATTGTCGATGAGATACCAAAATGCTTCACGTGCACTTAGGAAGGCTACGTCAGGGGCGTATCCTATATTTTTGGAAACATAAAACAAGTTCTTGTTGTCATAAAATTGCCAAACGCCCTCACGCAGTATATCCTCATCTGATATACTCTGGAGTCGCTCCACATTTACATCTGTAATTCTGATGTGGTGGGGGAGCAAGTTAGCTTTTACAAACATTTTATTCGTCCACCCAGCCTTATATTCTCTATTTATAGAACCATCTACATTGATTATAATATCGCTGTACTCCGCCATACTTTCGATAATATCCTTGTATGGTTGTGCAATTGCAACAATATCTCCGACTTTGTAAGGCAGGCACTTTGCCGTTTCCTCCCAATTACCAAGCGGTGTACCCTCTTTCAGTAGTCGCCTTGTCATTGTCTTTATTCCGTAAAGTACTGCCAGCGTGAGGCAATACTTGTCTGAAAACATTATCTTTTTCATACGCTCTATTTTATAAGTTCTGGGTTGTCTATTACGTTGCCCAATACTTCTATGTCGCTTGCCCAATAGGTTAGACCTATGTAGCTACTTGCGCCAATCTGCTTTGCACAAAATCCATCATTACGCCACATTGTTAGATATTTAATATTTGGGTCTCCAAGAGAAATTATATCTCCCTCAAATATTTTAACCCCATTTTTATCTGTCAGTCCTGTATACTGCCCAAAGCTTTCAGGAAAGATAGCATCAAACGTAGGTGTCTTACAGCCTTCTCTATAGTAGGCAATAGCTATATCATCATTTGCGTATGAATGGAAAAGGTCTCCGTAAACCCATTCTTTCTGAAAATTTATCCCTCTATATAATATTTCTCTGTCCATGTTACCTCCTTGTATTAATAGATTGAACTCTATGTGTAGTGTGAGAAAATTTACCTGCTCTCGTGGTGTACTGATATTTTGTCATTCCGTTTGCATCAGTGAAATATACTCTACGAGCATCATCCATAAACCGATAAACCTTTACTCCGTTACACTCAAACAAGAACTGTACATCGTAGTCTTTCAGCCTTTGTTCGTACTCCTGTTTTCGTATCTGCTCCTTTGTCAGCTTTGGCTTAGGTGGTTCGGGTTTCTTTCTAATTTCGTAGCCACAAGAAGAGATAACAAATGCTAACACGGACAATAAAATTAGTTTCTTCATCATAATTTGAAACGTTCTTTAATATAAAGTATAGCCTCATCGTCAGATTTGCATCTACCAAGCTTATAAATAGCAATAGATGCACTGTATAATCTACGTACAAGTTCTTCTGATAAATGACTATCAGCCCATTTTACACCTTTAGTAAAAAAATCTCTCTCACAATCAGAATTACAACATTCTAATGCTGCTTTCGTTATTTCTTCTTCTCTGTTCATAAATTTAACTATTTATTAATACAACCACAATGTTGCTTCTTTTTATTGTTATCTGCGACTGACACCGCCCATAGGAATAATATTGTAGGTTTTAAACCTATCTATCAATCGACCAAAGCCATCGTTACGTTCGAAACGCTTGCGCAAAGCTTTGTCATCAAGGTTGGTAGTCAGATGAGCACACTTACCATATTGTGTCCAAATCTCATTGCGAGCATGGAGGAACTCATCAGTAAGCAAGCCAGTGTCCATACCGAAGAATGTCTTATCCTGTATGCCTATGTCATTAAGACAGATGTTTACAGGTGTACATTGAAAACCTCTGTTTTCCTCCTCGTTAAAAGTGAAGCGGTCGAGATTGTTGTGCAGGGTGTAGTAATTGACCATCTGCGTAACAGATAAGTTATAAAAGAAACGAGGTGAGCGTATACGCATGAGATATTCAGAAAATACTTGCATGAGCATTGTCTTGCCGACACCAACACCACCTTGCAGCATTATATTCTTGTGTAGTTTGTATCCACGACCAGGGAATACTTCTTCTGCAAGCGGACAACCATTGAAGTAGTAGAGTAGAAAGCGTATTACATTTCGATTATTATCATCAATTACGAATTGGCGACGTTGTCGTGCAAGCACGACGTTATTAGCTATATAGAGCAGTAGATTAGCATGTGCTTTATATATGCCCTCGTCTTGTAAATCAAATGATGCGAGCCGTGCCTTTTCAATATCATGATTCACTTTCAATGCTACATCATGCAGCTCCAACCAAGTAGTAGATGACTTTTCTTTGTTTCTACATGAAGCAAGGACTGCTTGGTCCCAGTCAACATTACCAGTAGGTTTCTTGTGATACATTGCGAGTGCATCAGCAAGTGTCTTAGGATATTCGTTCATAGTTATTTATTCATTTTAATTATACATCTTGTCCTCCGAACCCACCATTATAAGTATAGTCGGGTTGTGATGGTTCTTCAGATGTTGTTTTAGACGGATATTTTTTGTGCATCCACGATATAAAATGTCTGTGTGCATCACCGATACTGTCATGTCCCACACCATCCATTGTACATTTCAAGTGGGTTGAGAACTCACTAATGCGTTGCTTAAATTCTTCGCTGTTAATTTTCAGCTGCATACATACAGGCTCATTCCATTGTTTGTTCTCCAGCATTTCCTTTATCTCATCGTCATAGGTCATCTGTTTTGTGTTCACCTTGTTTACAGTTCGCTTTGACGCAGAGATATTGCCGCCTTTTCTGCCATTCTTATATCGTGTAAGGCTGACATCTATATTAGGCTTCATTAGAATGAATATCCCCTCGGCTGTTGGCGACAAATCAGGAACGTTACCAGTAAAGCCGTATTCCATGATTGCATTATACACCTCGCACTGCACATCCTTATCCATGAGTTTTAATCCCTCCCAATAGGAGCGATAGACAATGAAACTGTCTCTTTTTATTTCCTCCATGCTAAACCTCTTTTATACGTATGCCATGCACAGAAAGCATGAGTTTACGTTTGATGATGTACTCTTTTGTCCTCATTCCTTTTGTATCTTCGACTATTGTCTGTCCTGTACTGCAATCAATATAGACGAAGTCTGCGATGTATGAACAGGCACGTTCAAGGAGAACACGAGTAGTTCGTCCTTTGAAATCTTTTCCACATTCACCATACTGGGCAGGTATAAGTTCATACTTTACCTGCTCTCGCAGGTTTGCAATAATACCAGCACGCTGCATCATCTGCAAGGTAGCAGAGCGGTAATGCTCTTTTTTCGAAGCATGTTTACCGACACGCTTTGCACCATATTTATTGCAAGCCCCACGAGAGAGTTTCTTGTATTCGTCAATCTTCATTGCCAGCGTTCAAATCATGTCGGAACACATCTAAGACCTTCGTTTCATCAAGGGTGGCGATGCTATAGTCAATCATTGTTCCTACGAAGAAAACATCAATGGTACTCTTTGCTTCTGCAATAGTATCGGCATTGACGAAATAATAGTTTGGAGTTTTCTTCTCCTTGCCTGTTTTCTCGTTAAGGGTGATATAATTCACCTTTGCCTTAAACCACTTTTCCTTGCTGCCATCTCCGATTAGCTCTGTACAGCGTGAGCGCTTGATAGTTACTATATCGGTGATAGTACCATAAACAGAAACTTCTTTTGTTGTACTTGCCTCAGCCTCTGTGAAAGATAAGGCATCAACTACAAACTGTTCGAGGACTTTTGCCTGAGCACCATTTTCTAAAGTGCGCTCCATGCGCACGCCTACTTCAAATAACATCATAGAGAACCTCCTTTCGTTACATCTTGTTTACATGCATCTTCGTTATTGAATTCGGGGCAAGAGTATGCTATACGGTCGTATAGCATATTAGCATAATCTCGCATGTGTTCCAATTGCTTAGATAGTTGTTCTCTTTCAAATGAATTCATCAAATTAGGAGTATATAAAGCACGTGTTGCTTTCACAATACGTTTATTGAGTTCTTTAAGCTCAAAATTCATTCTGTCTACATGTGTTTCTGTTAAAGCGTAACCATTATCAAATACACTTTTGGGAGACCAACTTACATAGCCGTCCTCATATTCAACGAGGTAGCCCATCATATTATCGCAATCATCTTTATAGAACTTGCGCCCAAGCGCTGTTTGCGCAGTATATAAATCACAAGGTTCAGCTTTCACACTTTTGATACAAGTGTATTGTTTTGTTTCTTTAGATTTTTTCATCTTTCTACTTGTTTAATTTTGTTAGGGTTTCCTTACTTGGTTTGAAGCGCACAGATTTGTGTGCAGGAACGGTGATAGGCTTTCCTGTCTTGATGTCGTTCACCTTACGTTCCGACTTATTAACGACTACGAAAGAGCCGAAGCCACGAAGTTGAATACTTTCGCCCTTGGCGAGTGTTTCAGCAATGACACGTAATACACCGTCTACGGTCTTGAATGCTGTTGATAGCGTAACCTTTTCAGATACAGCTACCTCTTTTGCTAACATGTTCTTGTTCATTTCAATTTTGATTTGAGTTTTGTTAATAACTTATTTATAGAATATCGCCTGCTTGAGGCTGATAGAGTTTTTATATTCGCATACAGTACATCTGCTTTTTCCAGCTCAAAGATGATGTTTTTAATATCTGTCTTGCAGAACTCATATTTTTTAGGTTTCTCCATTGTAACAGGGGTTAAGAAACATATCCGTAAGTTGGTCGAAATACATCTTATCCGTTGGAATATCATCTGTGGATGCCATTATCTGATTAGCTACAGACCGTTTATTCTGTATGATGTTATAGAGAGTATGGTCAATAGTTCCACGACCAATGAGATAATAGCATGTAACATTGTCTTTCTGTCCGATGCGATGCGCACGGTCTTCACATTGACAACAGTCAGAATAGGTCCAGGGGAACTCACAAAATGCCACGTTAGATGAGGCTGTAAGCGTAAGACCGACACCTGCAGCTTTGATAGAACAGATTATTAGCTGTGCTTGTCCTGATTGGAAGGCATCAACGGCAGCCTGTTTCATCATCATGCTATCACGACCTGTAACTGTAATCGCCTTTGGAAATGCCTTTTTCAATTCATCAACAATCTCATGCAGAGAGCAGAACAGAATAAGAGGCTTTCCATTTGCAAGAAACGTGCGGCAGAAATCGATAGCTTGTTTTACCTTGCCTTTGGCTGCTATCGAACGTAGCGCCATAAATTTAACAAGAGCTTCCATTCGCATTTTGCGAGCTACCTCATAATCAGTACACTCTTTGTATTCACGTAGATAAGTAGCAAGGTCTTCTGCAGCACAAGCGTACTCCTCACTATTTGATATATCCACATAGAGGTCGGTACGTGTCTTATCAGGTAGCTGTGTGAGAACCTTTGCCTTTTCTCTACGTATCATGCAGCGAGAATACAGTTCAGAAGAAAGTTTGTCGAGGTTTTTTACCTCGTCTGGCTCCTGGCTTCTGTTCTCTCTGTTTAAGTCTCCACCGCCATACTCTTGCAAGAAGTGAGTGCGTCCTCCAAACTCTGGTAACCTGCCCATGATAGACAATTGTGCGATGAGGTCAGCTGGACGATTGACAACAGGAGTACCAGATAGCAAGATGCGATAAGGCTTACCCTCTGCTATGCCTCGTGTGAAGATAGTCTGTTGTGCTGATGGGTCTTTAACCCTGTGGCTTTCGTCAATGATGATAGAGCGAAAGATTTTTATTGCTGGGTTGAATACAACATCTTTCAGTCGGAATGAGCCTTTTTGTTTGATGTCCCAGACAAAGTATTTGCGCAGACTCTCGTAGTTACAAATGGCTACATGGTGCATTCTCATCTTAAGGAGATATGGCCACGTTGTCTGTACAGCATTTTCAAGTACAAGTGCTTTTTTGTCAGTGAACTTCTCGAACTCACGCTGCCAGTTAATCTTAAGTGATGATGGACAGACAACAAGGCATGGATAAGCATTTGCTGTATCAACAATGCCGATGCTTTGTAAAGTCTTACCTAGTCCAGGCTCATCCCCGATTAAGAGACGTTTCATTTCCATTCCAGCTAAGATACCCTCACGCTGGTATGGATAAGGTTCTATTTTGAGATTATGTTTCAGTTCTTTCATAATGAATAACACCAGTATTTGTATGCTAAATCCTCATACTTTTCTCTTCCACGGCTGTAGACATCGTCGCCACGTTTTATAAATTTCTTAAATACTCTGTTGTTCTGCTTTGATATTGCGTATATGAAATCATTATCACTGTGTGCGATGTCCATGTACCAAGCACGGCTACGGTCCCAATCGAAGAAGTCTATAGCATCGTTGAACTCTGCATCTGTAGCAGCTGCTGTTGTTTTAAGGTCTCCTCCGAAGTTAGCAGCCTGCAACCACCAGTCCCATTTGCATCGAGTGTCAAGAGTGAAACAGAAACCTCCGTTATCAAATTCTTGCCCCTTGTTCACCATGAAACGTTGCGTGTCCGCTATCTCTAAGACCTTTGCGAGAAATGGGTCATGCCGTGCTTCTGCACGTAAGGCACGTTGCATTTCACGTGCATGTAGCCATATTTCTTCATCTACAGGCTCACCATCTACCAGTTTATTGATGAAATCAACTCTTGTGGGTTCTGTAATTAAGGCATCTACTATACTACCGAAGTAGAAAGCTGCCTCACGGTCGCCATATTGAGGTCGTGGGTAGAGCTGCTCTTTAAGTGCAGTGAGGTCAGAGTTGGAGACCTCACTGCGGTTATAGTATTCATCTGGATTATGAGTTGTCATGATTACTTTGCTTTTACTTCATCCTCATACCTAACATGCGGTGAATTTATGAATTCTGCATTAACCTTATCGTTTGCATATTTCTCAACAGCAGTAATCTGTTTCTTGAACATCTTCGTCAAGTCCTCTACACTCATATACATACCATCCTTACTCCACCAGAATGAAACTATATTGATGATACCCTCTGCATCAAGAGCAACTATCTTTTTCTTTACAGAGGTCTTAGGAGTATAAGCAGGGGTAGAGACGGAGGCAGAATCGAAAAGATTACCTACTTCCTGTGCTTGCGACTGAATCTCCTTTGCAGCCTTAGCTTTATCTTCTTTACGCTTACGCTCTGCTTCAAGTCGTGCAGCCTCAGCAGCTTCTTTTGCCGCAAGTTTCTGTTTCATGCGTTCTTGTTCCTCTGCATTGGCTTTTGCCATGCGCTCGAGTTCAGCATGCTTAGAATTTAGTGCATCTACGATAGTATCTTTATAGTCACCTATCTCTGTAGTGTATTGTTCGTTGAACTGTGCAAGCAAGCGTGATTGAACACTTGCACGAATTTTAGCAGCCTCATCTGTTGATAATATCTGTGGAATAAGAACAGAGAGTGTAAGATGGTTGAACAAATCAGCAGGCATTGTTGTAGGATAGTCAACAATCTTCACGGACTGTATATCGAAGTTCTCAAGTGTAAGTGATGTGTTGAGTGTAGTTAGTTCATTGATACGTTGTGTGATGTACCTACTAAACAACTGTCTGAAATCATCTTCTACATCTGTTTCATATTTTGTGAGTGCCTGCTGCTTTTGCAGTTTCATCGCCTCTTCACGTCTGCGCTTTTCTTCCTCCTCACGTTTCTTTGCTGCGAACTGATTACGAAAAGCCTGTATCTGATTAGGTACGTTTCCTGCCTTGGTTGGGTCGATAGAGTTTTCTATACCTGTAAACTCGGTGCGTATCTGGTCAAACATCTTCGTGATAGGTGAACGCTGCTCATTCATTAACTTAACCGTCTTGCGTGATTTCTCAAGATAGGCTGCACAACGCTGGTCGAGTTCATCACTCATTCCTTTCTCCTTTATTTCGGATAGCAGTTGAGCACCAGCATTAGTACAACGCACTGAACGCTGTTGGTTTTCATTGTAAATCTTTGGCGCATTTTGTGCTATCATCTGCACATTCTCTGGGCGCACGATACTTAATTCTGTACTCATAGTTACTTATATTTTTCGATTAGAAAACATCATCATTAGCAGTACCTTCTGTGTTAGCTGTCTCAGTAGGATTTACGACAACACCTTCAGAAGTGTCCGCAGCAGGTCCGAAATTCTCTTCGGTCTGGATAACCTCGCCTGTAGTGGTGTCTACAACTTTGCCAACTCCGTAGATGTCATCATTAATTTCTACATCCTCGGTTTGCTGAGACTCCAATTGAGTACCACGACCGATACGAGCCTTTGGATAAGTCTTGAAAGCGTGCTTGATGAGCTTCGCAACAAGGAAGCCTTTATCAATCTGTCCACCATCAGCAACATATAGGTCATTGGGCTTACCGTTCACATACGAACGTGCGTTGTTATCCCATTTGCGATTTTGCTTTTCGCTGTAGCCTTGCAGTCGTTTCCAGTCTTCTGGGAGCAAAACAGCATAATCAGTAGAACCGTCATTTCGTGTAATCTTCATGAAAGCAGCTACAATCTCGTTGGAGGTGTGGGGAAGGCGGCAGGTGTAATTCACAAACTTGTTACCATTCTGTTCTCCGAACTCAAAGCCATCCTCCTTGTACACGATAACAGGATTGTCTGCGTGGCGTATCTGACCACAGCGAGCACGGAGGACAAGTTCACCATACCCTGATACTGTGAGTACGCACTGTGTTACGTACACATTCTTCCCATCCTGTCCCTTACCAATATTAACAGAGCGGGAAAGTAGGTATGCTTGTGCTCGTACTCCTGGCTCAACACTTAAGCCTGATATAGCAACATCAAGGAATGACGTGAATATGGAGAACTTACTACACTTGGTACGTAGGTCTTCCTTTTCGCAAATTAAGCTATTGAAAAATCTGCTTTCTCTCTCGTAAGCAGCATCACCACTGACACCAGTGGTGTTTGCCCACATTGTGTCATAGATTTGTACGAATTTCTCTCGTACTCTTTCGTCTGTAATTATCTCTGTACTTTTCAGAGCGTTGATTTCTTCGACTGTAAGATTGATTTTACTCATAATGTATATCTTTTATTTGTTAGAATTGAAGAATTCTGAAAACTTCTTTCCTCCGTACTCATCTTCTGTAAGGGAAATCATTTCCTGTACAGTATACTTCTCTTTATGTGGTTTTGGGAGTCTGTTCTCTATGTAGTCTCTTGTACCAGCTGCACACGCCCCCGTAATAGTCCTATATGCAGCAATAGCCTCTTCATAGGTTAGTGTGTCATCTAAAGACACATTTTTGTACACCGAGGTGTCTCGGTCGTTAATCTTGAAGATAAGGTCTGCACGTGCATCTTGGAGAGTATCACCGTGCGCCCAGTGGTTTTCTCCATCTGTTACAAGATAGAGCTGTTCTCTACTATTGAGTTTGTGAACACGATATACATTCCCGTGATGTGAGTCAATAGCTGTAAACATATCATCAACCTTGATATAGCTTCTGTTATTCCATTTCCAGAAGATAGGTCTGTTTGAAACCCTGTTTATTGCAGCTATTGCTTTAGGAGAAAGAGTCTTATTTACTTTTACTTCATCTGTAATGCCTGTGCCACGTAGGTCAAGAGAGCCACCCACCGTTAGGTTATCGGGTAGTGCTGTAATGCCTGTGCCACGTAGGTAAAGAGAGCCACCCACCGTTAGGTTATCGGGTAGTGCTGTAATGCCTGTGCAGTTTTCAAGGTCAAGATAGCCACCCACCGTTAGGTTATCGGGTAGTGCTGTAATGCCTGTGCCACGTAGGTAAAGAGAGCCACCCACCGTTAGGTT